TGTTTAACTGTCAACACAAATTATAAAGCAATTGCCATTGCCACAGCAAAACCTGCTGAAGCTTTAGTAGCTATATTTGTAGTATTCGTAGAAATATTAGCAGTCGCTGTATTGATTTGTGTTTGTATTGCTGAAGTTACACCATTGATGTAACCAAATTCAGTATTATCTACTGAACCATCTCCTACTAAATTAGCATTTAATCTAGCACTTGAATCTATTGTAGCTTGTTTAGCATTTATCTGTGTCTGAGCATTAGCTGATAAACTATTAATAAATTGAAATTCTGTACTTGTAACTGAACCATCTGCAATTTTAGTTGCATCAATACCAGCAGCAAGTTTGCTACCAGCAATAGCTGCATTAGCTTTGATGTCAGCATTAACAATATTAGTAATAGTATTGTTATCAGAATCAATTGATTTATTTGTTAAAACTTGTGCAGTTGTTTTATCAACTGTTGTAGCTGTATCAATATTTAAAGTTGGAATTGGTCCTGATAAATCTGTTCCACTTAAACCTGTTCCTGCTACTACTGCAGTAATATCTCCTGCTGAAACTTGAGTAGCAATATATGCTTTAATAGATTGTTGTGATGCAACTGCTGTAGCTGAATCAGAAGAAAAGTTATCTTCATCTAAGAATGCTGAACCACTAAGAGTTCCATTTAATACTGGGCTAGTTAAAGTTTTAGCTGCTAGAACTTGAGAACCAGTTAATGTTGCAACTGTATTATCAATAGTAATATTATCTGCATTAGCTGTAATACCTGCACCACCAATAACATTTAATGTTGCGACACCTGTTGTAGCACCACCTGTCATACCAGTACCAGCTACTACTGAAGTAATATCTCCAACTGGAATAGTAGCTACTTGAGTATCTACATAACTTTTAATTGATTGTTGTGTTGCTAATTTTGTAGCACTATTAGAAGACATATTATCTTCATCAGCTATATCTGTAACTGTTACTGCACCTGTTCCTGAAATAGCATCAAATTCTATAATACCATCTACATCTAAATTACCATCCATACTTACTGATGCTGCAGCTAAATCTATATAAGGAGATGTTATCTGTACTTCAGTATCTGCATTTAAATTAAGGTGTCCATCTGTACTTGAACTAATATGAATTGCACTATCACGAAATAAAATTTTATCAGTAGTAGTAGTTTGTAAATTTGTACCACCTGTAGTATTACCAATTGCTAAAACTTCTGCAAGAGTATCTGATGTACCTACTTGTGCATCAACATAAGTTTTAATTGCTTTAGCACTAGCAAGTGTATCATCATTTGCTGAGACTGTACTTAAATTTGTATCTACATCTGTAATAGATGTTGCACTTCCAATAACTAAACCATCTAAAGTTACAGTACCATCAAAGTAACTATCTTTAAATTGTAAAGTTGAAGTACCTAAATCAATATCATTAGTAGTAATTGGAACAATTGCACCATCTTGTAATCTAAATTGTTCTACTGAAGAACCACCAACACTAATATTAAATTCTAAATGTTTATTAGTAGTATCAACATTAATTTTATTTAAAGGAGTACCGACACCTGAATCACCAAGTACACTAATAACTGGACCATTAGCTGCAGTACCATCATGTTTATGTCCTGCTGTATTACCTGAACCATTATTGAATGCTGATACAAGAGCATTAAATTCATTATTTAAATCTACTGCATTAATTGTTAAAGTATCTTGAATCTCTGCTGCACTTATTCTTTGATATCCTGCCATATTATCTTCTTCCTCCTGCTATAAAAGATACAAATAAACCATTAACTGCATATGCAGCATTTGTATCGTTACTAAAAAATCTAAAGTTATTTGAAAAACCACTTCCTGTTACTAACATTCTTTTACTTGGTAGTGTTACTGCTCCATAAGTAGCAGTTCCAAATACTGCAGTTCCATATAAAGAAGTAGCAGCTAAAGTACCTACAGCAACTGAACCTGGTTGAGGTACATCTGTAGATTCAAAATCATATCTAATTCTCATTTTTAAATCTGGTTGTGTTCCTTCAGGTTTAATATTTGCTTTAACTGTGTAAAGACTTTTTCTTAAACCATTATCACCATAATCCATATCTGGTGTTTGAAACTTAGCATTAATGTTTGCTCCATCAAAATTGTTACCTTTATCTATTTCATAAATGTAACCAGTTTCATTTGCACCAAACTTAACTTCTTGATTTTGAGGGTTTAACTCTGAAGAACAAAATTTTAAATCCATTCCTTTTGCTTCACTCCACTCAAAAGCAGGAACTCCATTTGAATCAAATTTAAAAGTTCCAATAATTCCTAGTTGTCCAGATTGTCCTTGACCTGACTTATGATAAAATAATCTGTACTGACTTCTTTCTCTAATAACCATACTAGATAAAGTAAACTGTTGAATATTTGTTAATAGATTATTTATTAAAGGTAAAATTTTTCTACTAATAGAACCAATTTCAACATCATCAATTCTAGCTGTACCTGCAACTGTTCTTAATCCATCAGGTGCTAAGAAGATTAAATCTCCTCCAATCTCCTGAATTGAATTTCCATTTACACAACCTATATTTTTGGTTATAGACTTAATTATAGGGGTAGAATCAAGGCTTGTCAACTCAAAGATACTATTTTTACAAAATATAATTAAGCTATTTCTAAAGACTTTAATACCTACAATGATATCTCCAACATCTATTTCACCTGCTGAAGAACCTTCAAAGTCATATGGCTTTAATCTAGCACTATAAGCTACTGTACTTGTTGAAGTTGTTTGTCCTGCTACGACTAATCTTTCAGAAAATATTTCACATATCTTAGGATTGGAAGGAGCTGGAGAAGCCAGTTCTTCAAAGTAATAAGTGTTAACTCCACTTGATACTGTAATTTGAAACTCTGCTATTTTATTATTACCATCAGTAATATATAAACTACCATAAGCACCATCAGATTCAAAAGTAGCAAATTGATTATTTGTTTGATTAGTTCTAAGGATAGTTGTTGCACTAGATAAAGCTGAACCAAGTACACCACTTTTTTTTACAGCTTGACTTGAAGCTGCTGTTTGTACATTACTATCTAATGTTAATACTGTATTACTTGTAATTGATAATACTCTATAGTTAATAGAGTTAATTTGTATTCTATCATTAACAGAAAATTCAGTTGTAAATGCTGTACCACTTCCTGTAACTGTAGCTGAACCTGAAGATACAGAAACTGTTCCTGTTTTAGTTACATAAGTATCTTTATTAATTTGTAACCAATTGATACCATTATTTGACCAATAAATTCCTGAACCTTGACAAGCTACTACTCCACCTCCATAAGGTGTTAGTCCTGTAATAATATCTGTAAGAGTTCCTGAAGGAGCTGCTGAATTTGAACCACCCCATTTAGTATAACCATTAATTCTTCTGTAACCACCTGTTGTAGATGATTCAAAATTTTCTAGTATAGTTGCAGCACCTGGAGTTCGGAATAAAGCATGAGAGCTTGATACTAAATCCAAACCTCCTGCAACAGTTATCGAAGCTCCTTGTGTTGGCATAATTTATTATCCTATGGTAGTAAGTAAGTAAACCTTACATCTGTCATATATTGTGGCTGTGGTGAATTTAAATTGTCAGCCATATTTTGTAATCCTTTTTTATATTCGTCTAAAGCTAATTGCGATTGAGCAATGTTATCTTTAAATTGATATAAATAATATCTAGCTCTTGCTAGTAAAACTGGTTTGTATTGTTCTGGGAATAAAACTGTATCTGTATCTGCTACTAAAGCAGTAGGTCTATTATATGCAAAGAAATGTATATTATAAACTTTATCTGGTATTGGAGATAATCCAAATCTTCTACCATCTGAACTTCTTATAACTCTTACTGGAGTTGCAAAAGTATTAGTTCTTGCAGCCGATTCTTCATTCTGAGCATAATTACTTCTCCATTGTGTTAGAGTTGTAAATGGTAATTTATTTATTGTGTAAGGTGCATTAGTATCTTCCAAAGTA